ATGAAAAAATTACTGCGTCTTTTTTTCCCGCTCTCGCTGCGGGTACGTTTTCTGTTGGCAACGGCAGCGGTAGTACTGGTGCTTTCGCTTGCCTACGGAATGGTCGCGCTGATCGGTTATAGCGTCAGTTTCGATAAAACTACGTTTCGGCTGTTACGTGGCGAGAGCAATCTGTTCTATACCCTTGCGAAGTGGGAAAACAATAAGTTGCATGTCGAGTTACCCGAAAATATCGACAAGCAAAGCCCCACCATGACGCTAATTTATGATGAGAACGGGCAGCTTTTATGGGCGCAACGTGACGTGCCCTGGCTGATGAAGATGATCCAGCCTGACTGGCTGAAATCGAATGGTTTTCATGAAATTGAAGCGGATGTTAACGATACCAGCCTCTTGCTGAGTGGAGATCATTCGATACAGCAACAGTTGCAGGAAGTGCGGGAAGATGATGACGACGCGGAGATGACCCACTCGGTGGCAGTAAACGTCTACCCGGCAACATCGCGGATGCCAAAATTAACCATTGTGGTGGTGGATACCATTCCGGTGGAGCTAAAAAGTTCCTATATGGTCTGGAGCTGGTTTATCTATGTGCTCTCAGCCAATCTGCTGTTAGTGATCCCGCTGCTGTGGGTCGCCGCCTGGTGGAGTTTACGCCCCATCGAAGCCCTGGCAAAAGAAGTCCGCGAACTGGAAGAACATAACCGCGAATTGCTCAATCCAGCCACAACGCGAGAACTGACCAGTCTGGTACGAAACCTGAACCGATTGTTAAAAAGTGAACGCGAACGTTACGACAAATACCGTACGACGCTCACCGACCTGACCCATAGTCTGAAAACGCCACTGGCGGTGCTGCAAAGTACGCTGCGTTCTCTGCGTAGTGAAAAGATGAGCGTCAGTGATGCTGAGCCGGTAATGCTGGAGCAAATCAGCCGCATTTCACAGCAAATTGGCTACTACCTGCATCGTGCCAGTATGCGCGGCGGGACATTGCTCAGCCGCGAGCTGCATCCGGTCGCCCCACTGCTGGACAATCTCACCTCAGCGCTGAACAAAGTGTATCAACGCAAAGGGGTCAATATCTCTCTCGATATTTCGCCAGAGATCAGCTTTGTCGGTGAGCAGAACGATTTTGTCGAGGTGATGGGCAACGTGCTGGATAATGCCTGTAAATATTGCCTCGAGTTTGTCGAAATTTCTGCAAGGCAAACCGACGAGCATCTCTATATTGTGGTCGAGGATGATGGCCCCGGTATTCCATTAAGCAAGCGAGAGGTCATTTTCGACCGTGGTCAACGGGTTGATACTTTACGCCCTGGGCAAGGTGTAGGGCTGGCGGTAGCCCGCGAAATCACCGAGCAATATGAGGGTAAAATCGTCGCCGGAGAGAGCATGCTGGGCGGTGCGCGGATGGAGGTGATTTTTGGTCGCCAGCATTCTGCGCCGAAAGATGAATAAATATGCCCTTTTATCACCAAATTAAGATAAGGCATTGATTTAATTAAATAATTAACACTGCAAAAAGTGCCAAAAATCGCAAATTAACTACACCATTGACTACACCGTTCGGTGCACTGTATGAAACAACGTGGAACAAATAGACACAAGAAATATACAGGCGGGTCATCTTTCCAGGGGGAAGCACGCCAATTCATGAGGGGCGTTGCTGTCGATATGGGGATCTCCACCTACCTGGATTTTTTTCCGGTTAAACGTTAATCAGGCTGGTGGGCTTTACCTGTTCGGTAGGTGTTATGATTATCGTAATACCTTTCCCCCAATGGGGTAAAAGCATCAACCGTAACGAAAGTCGTTATGGTTGCCACCGATACCCCAAATTTGGGTATCACGAGTAAGCCCCAAAATCTGGGTGTTACTCTTACTACCCAAACTACGGGTAGTTTCCGTAGTTTCATGGTCGAGTTGCAGATCTGCAACTCCCCCATTAACCACAGGCGAATTTCCGCCTTCGGTCATTCCTTAATCATCTGCGTAATCATAATGATTATTCAGCAAGCGCAATTTTGCGCTTTGCTTAAAGTTCAGCGAGTTACCGCGACGACTTCCTCAAATTGAGGTTTCCGAAAATATCAGCGGGTTAGCGATTAAGCTGACCATTAGTTAAACTGCGAAAATTTCGTAGTTTGTGACTGTCTTTCAGGCAGCTTGTTAACAGTCCTCAGAAGCGAGGGATGTAGCCACCCATTTTTGGGCCGTCGGGAATATCAACCAGTTACCGCCGCAACCGCTCCGGCTTCTTCCAGTGGTACGTTATTTTCTCCTTCTCCCGATACATCTCCACGCGGCGACGGTAGGCCAGCAACTCAAGAACTCTGGTTCGTATGTTGCGCATATCCACGCCATTAAGTTCTATACCATCACGGCGCATCACCTCAGCAACAACACGCGCATAGTTTTCGGCTGTCACGCTGTCCGGCTGCGTGGCCTGTTCGTCAGCCTGCTGGCTGATTCCGGCAACGCGGCGGATTAATCCCGTTATTTCGGCTTCTGTCATGCTGCTGACCTCATTACACCCCGCTAAATTCTTCCAGTTTCTGGCGGTGGCTGTCGCTTATATCAAAAGCAAAATCCTCATGCTCTGCCTGGAATGTACCAAACGCCATCAGCGCCGCCACGCTCGGGTCTATCTTGTTCGGTGATTTTTTCTTGTTCGGCTTGATATTGGCGTTCGCGTCACTCTGCATCACGACGTTACTCATCGACCAGGACAACACCGGATCGCCACGATGCACAATCACCCTGCGGTTAACAAAAACTTCGAACGATTTCGCCGCCGGACTGAATCTGAGGTAGGTTTGCGGGAACGGCTCCACCTCAAAACCTGCCCCCTGTAATTGCGTTCTGAGATGCGTGGCGTTCCACGTATCAAAGCCCACCAGCCTGATATTAAATTTCTCCGCGTCCTGCATGATGTCATCTCTGATCCGGTCGTAATCAATGCAGTCGCCAGGCGTTGTGCGTATCCAGCCTGCTTTAGCCCACTGACGATAGACAGCGCGGTTTTTATTGGCGGGGTTCTGTAGCTGGAACTCCGGCAGATAATGACGGGAAATCAGCATAATGGTTTTACCGACCGGAAAGGCATAGCACACGCTGGAAATATCGCTGGTTGATGATAAGTCCAGCCCCGCGTAACACTCCTGACCGTGTAAATCTTCCTCCGTGAACGTTCCGGCACACTCAGCCCATGCACCATTACCCATCCACGGGGTAGTCCCCTGACACCAGATATTAAATCGCTTTGTCATCATCTCCACCCATTGCGACGGAATACCCCGCGCTTTCTGAATGGTTGAGGCCAGTTTTTCACGATCCACGGAAACATCGATATTAGGGTTCGCCTTTATCCACATCTCCGGATCATCAACCTCGTTTTCGTCGTCCAGTTCGTAAATCAGCACAAAAAGCGATTCGTTAACCTCTTCGCCGTCCAGGATCTGGCAGCAATAATCATAATGCTGCTTACAGGCTGAAACGACGTTACTTCCCGATGTGGTAATGGCAAATAACAGCCCTTCGGGACGTGCCCCCATCCCCAGTTCAAGCGCAGAATATACGCCGTTGTCGGGGTGTAGGTGGTATTCGTCCACGATAGAAAGACTGGGGTTTGTGCCCTCGATAGTTGCCGCTTTTGCTGCCAGCGGCTTTAACAGGCTGTTGGTTTTCGGGTGTATCACCTTATGCGCCTGAATATTCACCCGCCTGCGTAACGGTCGGGATAAAATGCACATCTGACGCGCATCATCAAATACGATCCTCGCCTGGTCACGGCTCACCGCTGCGGTGTAAATATCCTGCTGACCGTTCTCCATAATCAGAAACCAGTTAGCCAGAATCGCGGCGGTCGTTGATTTAGCATTTTTGCGCGGCACTTCGATAAAGGCGCTCGTATATTTGCGCCGTCCGGTGGCCTTAACCTTAAAGCCGAGGATGCACGCAAAGGCGAACTGCTGCCACGGCTCCAGCTCAATGGGTCTGCCACGCATCGGCCCTTTTACGTGCGGGCACACCCTGGAAAAGGCAATAAACCGATCCACAACCTCACGATCGAACGTGTAAAGGGGGCTTTTAAGGTCCGAAAAGTACCGTTTAACGGCCTGTTTTAACCGTTTACAGGCCTGAATTTTGCCCGTTTTTACGTCTTCTGCGTACTTATTCCAGGCGGTCAAGCTCGTCCTCTTCTTCTGTTTCCGGTGGATTTTTACGGCGGCTTACCGGGTCAAAACCGAGCAAGGAGGCCATTTTTATCATCACTCTTTCAGCGTCGGATTTTGCGCTTAATGCGGGGTTTCTGCTCTCGCCGCCCTGACTGTTAACAATGCTGAACCCGCGCGCCGCAAGGTCTGCGACGGCTTTGCGGTATATCGAGTAATTGACGCAATACAGTTCCAGATTGCTCCAGTCGGCGGGGGTCAGGTCTCCCCGTTCCGCAAGCTGCCGCGATTTTTCCCGCCACTGCTTCACGGCGATGTCATCCAGGTAGGCGGGGGCTTTCGGTGGTCTTGCCATGCTTATTTTTCGTCAGATTATTTTTCAAAAAATTCCCGTGCATAAAAATTTGGGGAGGCGTTCGGTGCCCGGCGGGTCGGGTTTGTCCTGAAAACGCCCCCCACCCCGTCATACAGCCTCATCAGCGATTGCGGAAACATTCCATAACCTCGCGGTCACGGTCGGTTAATCGCTTCGCTGTGATGCGTTCTGCGCGTCCTGACGCTTTATCTTTATGCCCTGTTTCCTGTGTCTTCCATGCGTCACGCTGCCTTATCAGTCCACGGATAAGGCGGTATTGTTCCCGCTCATTCATCAGCGTCATACATCCAGTTATTGCGGTTAGCGGCCCGTTCTTCCTCTTCACGAAATCCACCTGCGGCACGCTTGCTTTTTGTTGCCGGATCAAGCCATTTCGTTTTCTGGTTATGGCACGCCTGACACAATGGTTGATGGTTCCATTCGGGCCAGAAGAGAACATCATCACCGCCATCGATGGGGATAATGTGATCCACCACCACGGCGGGCGTATATATCCCCTTCTCAAGGCATCGCACGCATAACGGGTTTTTACTCAGATACATGGCGCGGTATTTGTCCCACTGTCTGGAGTACCCACGCGCGCGGCGGTGTCCTCGTCTGGCATCCTCTGCACGCCATGCCGCCCGCCTGTGCTCCTCACACTTGCCGGACTTCACGCGCCTGTTACAGCCTGGTTCTGTGCATCGTCTTAATGGTTGCCACGGCATCAGTACACCCCCACATCACGGTAAGCCGTCCAGAGTGCACCAATCGTCATGGGTACGCGTGTTTTTGCGTTATCCGCGACAATCTGGCGATTTTCATACAGGTGAGCGATAAACATCATGCAGCCAATCTTTATGGCTGGCGTGAACTCCAGCCCGTCATCAAAGCGCCTGCCTATGTGTATCTGGCACGCCTCAAGCGATGCGGCAATGTATCCGCTGATTAACTGGTCTTCCTCGTCGCCATCGATGCGGCAATGGAGTTTCACTTCTTCCAGGGTGATAAGTTCTTCTGTCATTTTTCCGCGCCCTCACGACAAAGAATTTCAAGGCGTGTCCTGGCGGCATCCGGCAGCGGCTGCCCGATGATATTCAGTACACGCCCCGCCAGCGGCCCCGTATTGACCTTTATCCGGCTGGTGGCGTTGATGTCCTTCCTGTAGCGTATCCATACCCTTACCGTTCCAGTCGCCAGTTCTGCACCCGATGAAATGGCCTCCTTGCTGCTGATCATGTTCACGCTTGCCCAGAGTGTGTGACCGTCCACCCACGTTTCGAGTATTTCGCCCGTCATGGCTCTGGTCTGTTTCAGGGTCTGAATCGTTACCCTGTCACGCAGTCGCCCTATGTTCATTCCGGTTTTTCTCCCTCGCTGATTTTTACTTCCTGTTTCCATGCCTGGCTGAACTCATCACCACCATCACGCGGGGACAGCCCTTCACGTTCGCGGGCTTCGTTCGGGCACATAACGCCGGATTTGATGCCGCGTTCATAGGTGGCAAAGCGTTCGCCAGGTGTGGCCCGTAACAGGTCCGCGCTGTCAAACTCCACCTGATACCGGATACCAGGTACAGGCGAGGCCACCAGCAGGGCGTTTTTTATCTGCTGCTCAAAGTTCGCCAGCCACGGGCGCATCGTCATGGTGAGAAATGCGCGGCTTGCCTCGCTGAAATTGCTGTAGGTGCTGTTGCTGTATTCCTGCAAAAAAATCGGCGAGACGTTGAACATTCGGGCGATGTCTTCAATGGTGAAGCGACGGGAGGCCAGCCATTCAGCATCCTGATTACTCATGCCCAGCTGCTGATAGCTCATACCCCCTTCAAGGATGGGCGTTTTTCCGGCGTTTCTGGCCCCTTTGTAGCGTTCCAGTGCGGCTAATGCCTGTTTGCCCTTCACGCCGTCCAGCCATTCGCCTGACGTGATAACCCCTGCCGCCATCATGCCATCACGCATCACGCTCGCGCCGTGGCGTTGTTGGGCCAGCCCAAGCCCCAGCGATTCGCGGCAGATGGTTACAGGTGAGCGCCCCATAAAACCGTCATCCGTGGAGTAACGAAGGTGGAGAACCTCCCACGGTAAATAGTTGCGGGTGTTTCCGGTGTAGGCGTCAGTGATGCAGTAGCGCCAGTTATGCTCACCTGTCTGCTCCACGTTCACCGACTGCGGCGGGTAAGGATGTAAAGCCACCGGAAAACCATCACGCCCCCACCGAATCACCGCATAAGCATTACCGTTTAACAGGCAGTGGCGGATCATCATTCGCTTAAACTGGTAGGGGGTTTGCCACGCGTTCGGGCGCTCGTTGAGGATGTGATCGACCGGATGAGAATCAAGCCACTCGCGGGCCTCCTTCCCCTTCTCATTGCGTACCAAGTACAGGTAACACGGCATGGTAGCCACCGCCTCAGAGATGACCGTCACGGCGTTCATGACGGCGGGCAGTGATTCCGCTGTCCCCGATGATACGTACTCACCCGCCCCCGTGTTCGATGTGCCAGCCAGCGCCATAAACTCATCAAGCGTCATGCTGCGCTGCTCTTTTTTTCTTCTGAAAGGCCACATATCACACCCCCGCTAAATCCGCCCACCAGCGGCGATTATCCGCACGCGGCATTTTTTCGGGGTGCTGCTCATACAGGGAACGGCGGGCCAGCTCCACGCCGGAATCATGGTAAGCCGGTACGGATGTAACGGTAATTTCGTACAGTTCCGCCACCAGCACGGTGCGCACGCATGGATCTGTTGTGGTATCCCATACATCCTTACGGGAGCGAAAGCCAAAGCTCATGCCGGATATATCACCTCGTTTAACCAGTTCGATAACGTCCCGCCCTGTACTGGTATCCGGTGGGGTCAGTTCAAAGCGTAACCCTGTGTCGTCCTCTTCCAGTTTCAGCGTGCCGGAACGGGTGCGCCCCAGTAACATGCTGTGGTCATGCTCATACAGGCCGCGAACGTCATTACCCGCTGCAAGCCATTCAGTAAACGCTCCCCGCTGGAATTTTTCGTAAAACTCCCCCCATAGCAGCTCTGAAAGGTTATCCCAGCGAACAACGTAGCCTGTAAGCGTGTTGCTGGCGCTGGTGGTGATTTCCGATGACCGGATTTCCATACTCTTCATAATTTTTTCACCCATAAAACACTAAAGGGGCTTTTAAGCCCCTTCTGTATGCTGTTAATCGTCGTCCTGTGGCAGTTCCAGAATCTTGATCGCGTTCGAATCCACCACGCCACCGCCTAAATATTTCTGCGTGAAAATTTTGATGAAGCCCGGCTCTGTGAGGTTGTCCGGTCTGGTGCGAACACCTGTTTCGTGATCAACAATGTAGTAACCGCGTTTGAAGTCACCCAGGGCAATAACGTTATCAGGCATAAACTCCAGATATTCGACCGGAAGGCCCAGCAACGTATCAGGATCACCCGCCTGTAAACGGTCGCGCCAGATGTAATCACCGTTCGCGTTCTTCACCTTCTGAAGTTTTGCGGCCGTCGTGGAGTTAACCACCCAGACCGCGTTTTTGCGGTATTTTTTACGTAATGCAAATTTCAGGTCGATCAGCGGGTCCGCAGATGTCCACGCCAGAGATTCGGAAGGTTTAATTACCTGTAACGTACCAAAATCACGCTCTTTGTCGTTCTTCTCTGCACGGGGTACGGATAAAAAGCCTTTTGCTTTTTTGTCACCGTCGCCCACAACCAGATCGCTTTCTTCGGTTTCCGTGAAGGTGTCGCCAATCTCACCCGTCAGCCATGAAAGGATGTCCACATCGGAAAAATCCACGATTTCCTGTGTGGTGCGCGGGTACGCATAGACCGGATACAGCTTAATGCTCACCTCGTTAATCTGCGGGGTGCTGGTCTGTTCGCGTGCCTTACCCTCTTCACCGTGGTTAACGGTCGCACCGCCAGCGGAAACAAGCTGCTTAAACTCGTTGCTGCTGATTTTCTTCACGGTACAGATGCGGCGCATGGTGGATTCATCCGCCAGCATTCGCATGATTTCGGTGTTCAGCTCGGGGATAACGGTATAACCACCATCAGCGGGAACGCCTGTACTTAATGCGCGGGTTTCACCCGTCAGAATGTAGTTTCGTAGTTCTGCGGGGTCAGTGGTCTGACTGCTTTTACCTGGCTTGCTGCGCTCTTCGTCTGCAATGGCTTCAAGTCGGGAAATGTCTTTATCGAGGGATTCAGCTTTAGCGCGTAATTCGTCAAATTTTGCGCCCTCAGCATCGTTAAGACTGCGGTTTTCTTTTTCCGCGTTCTCCAGCATGTCGCGCATCTGATTTTTAATGGCGGTTTTCTGCTGGCGTAATTCGATTATTCTCGGCATAAAAAAAGTCCTGGGGTTAAGTAAGGAACTCCAGGACGCGGCAAACACTCAACCGTTTTTCATAAGGAAATCAGTAATCGCACCGATCGTTTTCCCGCCTGGTAATGAATATTGGCGAGCACATTAACAGGCGGGAAAGTGGCCCCAGCGTCCTGGCACCACGGGCGAGAATACTCATGATTCAGTTCGGGTAAAATATGCCGATCCTGTCAGTGAACAACGTGGAACAACCACGAACAAATAATTTACAAAAAATGACAAAAAGCCGGATTGCTCCGGCTGTATGCGTGCTCAGTCCCTGATCCCTTTCAGAAATTCTATCAATGCATCTATCTGTTCAGGATTTACCGCCAGCATTTCACCGGACAGAGCACATCTCACAAAACCATGCTGATCCTTTTCAATCAGTGCGCCCGTCTCCAGGAATGCGCGGTAATCATTGATGCTCATCGTCTCCATGTTGTCAGCATGGTATTTATCACGCTGTTTTAATATCTCATCAAATTTCATCGGCATTGTTTTTTCCTCTGTTGTGTCTGTTTGTTTCAGATAGTAACTATGCCTGACCGTGACGAAAACCCGGTAATGCGCCATACCGTTTCAACTGGTGCAAAAAAATCCGGATTTCTCCGGCTGTTGATTAGCTGTCTGGGTAATTACGCCATATTTCATCGCTTACACCATCTATACCCATTTCAGCATAAGTGCGATCTACTGCCTTTCTCAGGTCTCCGAAGTTATCCGGCGGCTCCGGTGGCCTCTGTGCCTTCCTGGAACATTCCAGCCGTCGCATCGTAACCTGATGCCGTTCCTTGTCTGTCTCCACCAGCAGCATGACTTCACCCCATCGCGCCGCCGCCCTCCGGTAAAAGCCTTTCGCCTCGAGTTCTTCCGCTATGCGGTCATGTACCATCGCCACCCCCTCAGAACGGAATACCGTCACCGTAAGGGTCATCGCCTCCCGCTGGTGGCTGATTACCCTGTGTGCCTGTGGTTTTGCGTCTGTTCCCGCCAGGACGTGCCGCACGGGCACTGATTACGCTGTCTGCAATAACCTGATAACCCTGCCGCGTTTCCCCGTTCTGTCCGGTCCACTGGCTGACCTGCATCGTGCCGGATACGCTGGCAACGTCGCCTTTTTGATGTTTAGCCAAGAAGTCGGCCTGCTTACCAAATGCGATGACCGATAGCCATAACGTCGCCTGCCCATCCTGCGCCTGACTACATGGCAACGATACCGCCATACGCGCCAGCGTCATCGGTGTGCCCTTACTGGTCTGTTTTACCTGCGGGTCGTCCACCAGCCGCCCGTAAGCCGCTATCTGTGCTGTCATGATTCCACCTCTCCGGTTTTAACGTTGATGGTTGTTACCTGTTCTGCTTCTGCGATCTCCCGTTCTGTCAGCGTGGCAAAGTTTGCAGCTGCCGTTGTCATGAATGAGCTAATCAGTTCGGGATGTGCTTTCGCATATCCTTCCCCGGCGTTGCGGTCGATGATTTTTATCGACACCCTTAACCAGTGTTCCGTCAAATCAAGGGCGTGCGATTGTGATTTTTTTGTGTGCTTCGCTGTCATAGGCTTTATCTCACAGCAGTAAATTAAAATTTTTGCGTTTTAACCCTTCACCTGTTCACCTTTTGATATTTTATCTTTTAATTCATAATGTTAAGGGGTGAACAGTTTCACAAAAACTATTCACCAACTGTTCACCACTGTTCACCCTTGAAGCTCAATAAACAATCAAAAAGGTGAACAGTGAATAGTTTGGTGAACAGTTCATAAATAACTGTTCACCCTATAACATACTGATACAAAAGATATTTATGACAGTGTGAACAGTGGTGAACAGTTATTCCATAAGTTTAATTTTTGCTATCGTCATTAGTGACCGATACACATGATGGCATCCAGTCTTCTGATTCCTCCGTCAGTGTCACGTTTGAACGCAAACCGTGCTTCGTTTTCCGTTTCATATACTCCCTGCCATATTCCGCCATTGCCCCCGGCATATCTTTACCGAAGCGCGTCAGTGTTACAGGTTTACCGAATCCGTGTGCCCTCATATATGCCAGATAGGCGTGATAAAGATACCTGCGCGGACTGAACGGAATAATTTCGGCATTACCCACTAACAGACCATCACACATTACCGACGACATGAGATAGCCGCAGAAGTCCACCAGCGAATCGCCCTCGCGTTTTATCACCAGAGCTTCTTCTGATTTCTGCTGCTCATACAGCAGGCGTTTAGCTTCGTCCTGGTCAGAAAAACGAGTAAGCAGGTGGCGAATCACAACCGCCAGCTCTCCTTCTATTTTTTCTGCCAGCATGGGGTCGCGTTCGTTTTCCGGTACAACCTCCGAAAAATTGAATATCACCCGACGACGTGAAATCCCCCCGCTGCGGTCACTGAATGACATGGCGCTGTTGTTAACCGCCAGCACAACCGCCGGAATACGCGTTGAGTATGGCGCTTTATGCTTCGGGTCGATTGCCACCTTGTCACCGCCTGTAATGGCCTTAATTCCTGCGCCATCACCAGCGTAACGGGTCATATCCGGCATGATAATCAGCGAAAAGCCAACCACTAACGCGCGTTCCCTGGCATCTTCCAGCGCCTTCATGCTTGCCGATACCGTGTTGGCCTTACCCGCCAGCATGGTGCAAATCTCCGCCATCACGCTTTTACCACTTCCCCCTGGACCTGTTACCTCAATGAATAACTGCCAGTCGTACCGGTTCGCCAGCACCATGAATAATGCAGCCAGTACGCGATCCGCCTTGCGGTCATTCTCAGCCACCGAACGGCGTAACCACTTCCAGAAATTCGGCGCATGTGTTGCCAGCGTTTCCCCCTCTGCTGGTGGGCTGAAAGGTAATTCACTGGCAATTAACAACCAGTCGTTTTTGTTATGCTCCCGAAAATCGCCTGTCCGGGTATCAAAAACACCGTTACTGAATCCAATCAGGTTACGGGCTGTATTCCCCATTACAGGCAAACTTAACTTCATGGTATCGACCGCCGATTTAATGGCGTTCTGCGAATAGCTGATCTCCGCATCAATGAAAATCTGTGCCATAGCTCGCTGTAATTCTTTATCCTGTACTGGCTCCCATACAACGCCGTTGTAATAGTGAACAGTGTCAGAGTCAGCATGAATCGCCAGTTCACCGCCATAATGTGCCAGGAGAACTTCGCCGCGTTGACTTGCTCCCATCTGGTTAAGCGCCAGTGATGAAGCGTTATCGTCTTTTACCCGCTCTTTTTTCTTTACAGGCAGTTCAACTACCTTTTTCTTTTCCGCCTGCTCTGCCCGTTCACGTTCCAGATATTCGCGCCAGTTCTCCCGTTTCTGGCTGTGCATTCCTTCAGGGTAATAATCAGCATCCCTGACACCTGCCGCTGCCAGTTTCTGCCCGATGGTATTAACAAGCCCCGAACGCAATAACCCCGCCTGATAGAGACGCACGCGATAGCGTCCGTCCGGTACGATTTGCAGGTTGTCCAGTTCGGCAAGTTGTTGCTCTCCAAGCCAGACAGGTGGCACGTTATCGCCAGCCAGTCGCCCGTCCTGTTCCTGCCACTGCTTCGCATGTGCCCACGCATCACTACCCGCAAAAATGATGACTTCCGTCATTTTGTCACGTGGCTGGTGTTTTAAATTTGGCGCTTTTTTCATTTCTGCTCTCTCCACGCGGCAATCATGTTTTTCAGTTCCTGTAGTTTTTTATCAACATCCATACATGGCACATGGTTATTTCTGGAAGGCGGGATTTCCCGCCTGAATCTGCTAATAAAGATCTCCACGTTCAGCGAACTATGAAATGAATAGCCATCACGAATAAAATACACACGGTCAAACATCAGTTCTTTTACCGTTACTCTGTTACCGTTCTTATCCAGATAAATAGCGCCGGGGATAATTTTTGGGTGTGCATAACCGCTGGCAGTCAAGCCAGATAAATATGTTCTCATGATTATTTATCCCCGATTTGAATCAGTATTCGCTTTCTTTATGGCATTTAATGCATCTGTGGCATTTTCAATGGTGCACCGTAACGAAATATTAAACTGTCCAAGCATTGCCAGTAACAAACCGATATTACCCATATCAATGCGCATGGCCTTTTCGTCATATTCCTTATTTTCTGACGCATACCACATCAGGCTACCAATTGACGAAACAGCCATTGATATATTGTCAGTAGCCCCATCCGCAGCGGAATAAACCTTTTTAGCAATATCATGCTCACAGTTAAAATGCTGATTAATCAGGTACTGGTAATTGGTCATGTCAGGCATGGCACACCCCCTGACGAATACGGGCGGCGAATACAGCAACACAACCGGACGGGCAACGGCTACGCGCTTCGCGTTCCGTCCAGGCGGTTACGTGGATGATTTGAGATTCTCCGGCACTCAGTGCCAGAAAACGCCACACAAAGGCCGTTTGTGTGTGTACAAGGTGTGGTATATGATTTACGGCAACCATAACGGCTCCTAGTTTACGTTGTTGGTTAGACGCCCCGTATGTGTTCCCAGCACTGCGGGGCGTTGATTTTTGTGTAATGGCAAGTACAATGGTAATTACCATGTAGGTATAGTAATGAAGGGTAATTACCATGTCAACACCATTAGAAAAACGTTCGCCTCCATACCAAATGCGATTACCGGAAGACTTCAGAGCGCAGCTAGAAGAAGCAGCTAAGGCCGATGGCGACACATCTTTAGCCACTTGGATTAAACGCGTTCTCCGCAAAGAATTACAGCAACGCGGCATAGAACCCAAAGGATAAAAACTATCAGCGCCGTGGTGTGAGGTATTACGGCGCATTGCTATGCAGGACAACACAATGACCGATAAAGAATTGACCAAAACATTATCACCGGCACGGAAAAGACGGCGCAGAAAGATAGAGCATGAATCAGAAAGATTCGCGCCATGTGCTTTTGCCCTTGAGCAATTCCTTAAAGAATACAGGGAAAAGCGCTCATTGCAGGTATGGCAACGAACTGAACCAGACTGATAGCGACTATCATTGCCGTTCTTATGTTTGGGATCACACACACAAACGGCGCAGCGGGTTATCTGTTCAGAAAGGCGGCTCCATTTCGGGGCCGCTTTTTTTATGCCTGAAAAACCCCAATTTTGTTGTTTTTCAGTTTCACCAGGGCGAACGAATCCCCGCCTACGTTCTGGCGTATATTCAATCTTCATGGTTATAGCTCTGTGTTCAGATGATTGATGTGTGGCGGCTGCGTACCGCCAGCGTGATTAATGAACTGCCTTGCAGCTATCCTTCCAGGCCAGAACCTCGGATAAAGACCAGCCAACGGAACGACCGCCAAGTTTACGACGTGATGGGAATTGTCCGGCCTTTTCCAGGCGGTAGCGACACGTACGGCTAAGGCCGGTTAGTTTTTCGCATTCTTTTTCACGTATAAACCGATCAGTGCTTAACACTATTGCCCCCCTTTCGTTTCTTAAAGAGTCATCAGGTGTCTTATTGTGTCGTATTGTTCCCGCTAGAGTGATGAATGGCAAATATTGAGGATGTATGATTTACAGAAAATGAAACAGTAAGAATAAAATCTTTTAAATTCATGTTAATACAAAGGCATAAAATATTGTTTCATGCCTTTTTTCTCACGCGTTAAAGCGTTATTCGCTAATGTATAAAAAAACAGTCACACAAATAAAATCAGTCACTTATAAACCTGTGTACTTTTTCGCCTCTTGTTCGTGGTTGTTCCACGTTGTTTCACATTGTTCGCCGTTGTATCTGTGTGCTTATCCAGTATGCGCATACTGAAAAAACACGAAAAAAATTATTTTCTTCTGGCTGCTGGTAGTGCGGTTACGTTTTCATGTGTTCCCGCCAGTATCCCTAACCGCTCCATCCACATATCCAGCGCATTGCGTTTAGCATCCAGATAACGGGAATGATTATAAACTCGCTGCATTCCTGGCATCTGGTGGCCTGTAAGCTGCTCCACGACGTGAGGATCCACGCCTAAATCGCTCAGCATCGTTGTAAAGGTGCGCCGGATGTCATGTAGTGACCAGTGAGGGTGATTTAGCCTCCTGTGCGCTAATCTGCCGTACTGCGACACGCTTGTTTCCTGTTTCACTTCCCCCAGCAATAAGCCCGTGTGCCTGTTCTGCTCCACCAGCTGCGTGACGAACGGCAGTATTGCTTCCGGTATGGGCCGGAATATTGCCACCTTCGTTTTGCTGTGTTCTTTCGGCACGGTCCAGAGCATTTCGGTAAAATCCCACTCGCTGATCTCCGATAACCTCAGTTCTACCGTCCGGCATCCGAACACAATCAGGAGGCGGATTAACGCGATGTAGTAGGGGGAGAATATTTTTTTGTCCAGTGCCTGCAATAATTCGCCCAGTTCTTTGGTGCTTAAGACACGCTCGCTTATATCCGGTTTTTTCCCAACGTCCGCCACACTCATATCATCAAGAACGTTGCTGATTGCATAGCGCCGCCTCCGGCAGAACTTAAGCGCCTGTTTGCACGTCTGTAGCAAGAATCCGGCAGTAACAGGCGTTCGCTTTGCCACCTGGTCAAAACAGGCCAGCCAGTGCCGTAGCTCGCATTTATCCAGCGGCATAGCACCAATGTGCTGTATTACGTGATTATTAAGGCGCTTTTTCAGGGCGGCATAATCCACGCGGTTTTCCTTTGCGTACGACTCAAGCCAGTAGGTGAGCGCATCGCCAACCGTTACCGGCTTTAACGCTTCCTGTACGGTGTAATTAAGCTCATGACGTGGATTTTTCCCCTCTGCCAGCCATGCGCGACACTGGGCGGCTTTTTCCCTGGCTGATTTCAGGCTCAGATCAGGATAATTTCCCAGCTTAATGCGTTCCGGTGGTGCCCCCCTTCCCGTTCCGGCCCTGTAAGTGAAATACCAGGTTAAAAGGCCACTGGTTGAATGCCTGACGCTCAGGTTTCCACCGTCATTAAGAAAGGCTGTTTTTTGGGCAGGTGTGCCGTTGATTTTCCTCAGCTGTGTATCGCTCAGTTTGTTAAGTGCTCTGCTCATAATTTTGATTCCGGTCATCACAATTAACTACACCATTAACTACACCGATCGTTGCACAAAGGGCTACAACGTGAAACAAGCTGGAACAAGGAAAATCACAAATCTGTTTATAATCAAAAACATAATGAACAATCTGAAACATTATGAAACGGCAAAAAACACTAATTGATAAAATATGCCCATACTTCACGCATTACGTTAAGCATCCGTTATAATCGGTTGCAGATACCAGCCTGTGGATGCTTAACATGGAATACCAACTCACTCTTAACTGGCCCGATTTTCTTGAACGTCACTGGCAGAAACGCCCGGTGGTGTTAAAACGCGGCTTTAATAATTTTATTGACCCGATCTCTCCAGACGAGTTGGCGGGTCTGGCGATGGAAAGCGAAGTTGACAGTCGACTGGTCAGTCACCAGGATGGCAAATGGCAGGTCAGCCACGGCCCGTTCGAAAGCTACGATCATCTCGGTGAAACCAACTGGTCATTACTGGTACAGGCAGTGAACCACTGGCATGAGCCGACCGCCGCGCTGATGCGACCGTTCCGTGAACTACCGGACTGGCGTATTGATGATCTGATGATTTCTTTTTCTGTACCCGGCGGCGGCGTCGGCCCGCATCTCGATCAGTACGACGTGTTTATCATTCAGGGTACCGGACGTCGTCGCTGGCGAGTGGGCGAAAAGCTGCAAATGAAACAGCACTGCCCACATCCGGATCTGTTACAGGTCGATCCGTTCGAAGCCATCATCGATGAAGAGCTGGAGCCTGGTGATATTCTTTATATTCCGCCAGGATTCCCGCATGAAGGCTACGCGCTGGAAAATGCGATGAACTATTCCGTGGGCTTTCGCGCGCCAAATACGCGGGAACTGATTAGTGGATTTGCCGATTATGTGCTGCAACGTGAACTGGGCGGCAACTACTACAGCGATCCGGATGTTCCACCTCGCGCTCATCCTGCGGATGTTCTGCCGCAAGAGATGGATAAACTGCGTGAGATGATGCTCGAATTGATCAACCAGCCGGAACACTTTAAGCAATGGTTTGGCGAGTTTATATCCCAGTCACGTCATGAACTGGATATCGCGCCGCCAGAGCCGCCTTATCAGCCGGATGAAATCTACGATGCGCTGAAACAAGGTGAAGTGCTGGTGCGCCTGGGTGGTCTGCGCGTATTGCGCATTGGCGACGACGTGTATGCCAATGGTGAGAAGATCGATTCCCCGCACCGTCCGGCACTGGATGCACTCGCCAGCAACATTGCGCTGACTGCGGAGAATTTTGGCGATGCGCTGGAAGATCCGTCATTCCTCGCGATGCTCGCGGCGCTGGTCAATAGCGGGTATTGGTTCTTCGAAGGGTAAGTTTGGATTTAAGCCGGATGCGGCATCACATGCCGCATCCCTTTTCGCTTACTTCCGTTGCGCCGTTAACTCGGCAATACGGACGATCACCTGCACCGCTTTTTCCATACCTTCCAGAGTCACAAACTCATGCTTACCATGATAGTTGTAACCGCCAGTGAACAGGTTCGGGCACGGTAATCCCATAAACGACAACTGCGCGCCGTCGGTACCACCGCGGATCGGTTTCAGTTCCGGTTCAATATCGCAATCGCGCATCGCCTGCTGGGCGATATCGAGAATATGCGGATGCTCAACCACTTTCTCGCGCATATTGTAGTAACTGTCTTCAATCACCAGTTCAATGTAGCAATCAGGATGTAACCCTTTGCCCACTTTTTTGGCGATCTCCATCATTTTACGTTTACGCGCTTCAAACTGTTTACGGTCGAAATCACGGATGATGTAGTGCATATCGGCCCGTTCAACGGTGCCTTTCATGCTCGCCAGATGATAGAAACCTTCATAGCCTTCTGTCATTTCCGGGCTTTCATCCGCCGGAACTTCCGCATGAATACGTGCCGCCAGCGACAGCGCATTTACCATCACTCCTTTCGCCGTGCCCGGATGAACATTGTTACCGACAATTTTGATATTGACCGACGCGGCGTTGAAGTTTTCAAACTCCAGTTCGCCTACGCCACCACCATCAACAGTGTAAGCCCAGCGGGCATCGAAGGCGTCAACATCAAAATGTTTCGCCCCTTTGCCCACTTCTTCATCCGGGGTAAAGGCGACGCGAATATCACCATGCGGAATTTTTTTCTGTTGCAATACCGCCAGCGCGGTCATGATTTCTGCAATACCTGCTTTGTCATCGGCACCTAACAAGGTTTTACCATCGGTGGTAATCAGCGTCTGACCCAGTAGCTGATGCAGCACCGGGAACATAACCGGTGATAAAACTTCATCGCCGATACCCAGCGCAATATCGCCACCGCGATAGTTTTCAACAATTTGCGGATTCACATTTTTGCCGCTGCAATCCGGTGAGGTATCCACATGAGAAATAAAGCCAATCGCCGGGATATCGCCAGGGACGTTAGCCGGTAACGTCGCCATCAAAGTGCCCTTCTCACTTAAGGTCACATTGATAAGCCCCATCTCTTCGAGCTGCTCTTTCAGCAGATGCAATAACTTCCATTGGCCTTCCGTGCTGGGAACCTGTCTCACCCCTGCTTTTGATTGGGTATCCAGAGACACGTAGTTCAAAAATCGCTCAAGTAGTTTATCCATGTAGTCACCCTCACTTTTTGTGACAACATTATTAAGAAGCAAGAAAAGACAAATATTGCGTCAGGTCACTTTTACCCCTGCAAGCGGGAATATTTATCAGCATTACCTTAATGAATATAAAGCTAAGCCAGTAATTCACAACAAAGATTGGCGATTCAAGCGGTTTGCCGTAGAATTACCGCCCTCATTAAGAGTCACCAAGGTGGTTAACCACAAACCCCGCATCGGTAAGCCATCCGTTGCGTTTACATGGGACAGAGTAAAAAATTGAATAAACAACCGAGTTCGCTTTCACCGCTGGTGCAATTGGCGGGAATTCGCAAATGCTTTGATGGTAAAGAGGTCATTCCCCAGCTGGATCTGACTATCAACAATGGCGAGTTCCTCACGCTGCTTGGCCCTTCTGGCTGCGGTAAAACAACCGTTCTTCGCCTGATTGCAGGTCTGGAAACTGTTGATTCCGGACGCATCATGCTGGATAACGAGGACATCACCCACGTTCCGGCGGAAAACCGCTATGTGAACACTGTTTTCCAAAGCTACGCACTTTTCCCCCACATGACCGTGTTCGAAAATGTGGCCTTTGGGTTGCGCATGCAAAAAACCCCCGCTGCTGAAATTACGCCCCGCGTGATGGAAGCCCTGCGGATGGTGCAGTTGGAAACCTTCGCTCAACGCAAACCGCATCAGCTCTCTGGTGGTCAACAGCAACGCGTCGCCATTGCTCGCGCGGTGGTTAACAAGCCTCGTCTGTTGTTGCTGGATGAGTCGCTCTCAGCGCTGGATTACAAACTGCGTAAGCAAATGCAGAACGAGCTGAAAGCGTTACAGCGTAAGCTTGGCATTACATTCGTCTTTGTGACTCACGACCAGGAAGAAGCACTCACCATGTCAGACAGGATTGTGGTGATGCGCGATGGTCGCATTGAGCAAGACGGCACGCCGCGTGAAATCTACGAAGAGCCGAAAAACCTGTTTGTTGCCGGCTTCATTGGCGAAATCAATATGTTTAACGCCACTGTCATCGAACGTCTAGACGAGCAGCGCGTACGCGCCAACGTTGAAGGCCGCGAATGTAATATCTACGTTAACTTCGCCGTTGAACCGGGGCAAAAACTGCATGTTCTGCTGCGCCCGGAAGACTTACGTGTTGAAGAGATTAACGACGACAACCACGCTGAAGGGCTGATTGGTTACGTTCGCGAGCGTAACTACAAAGGCATGACGCTGGAGTCGGTTGTTGAACTGGAAAATGGCAAGATGGTGATGGTCAGCGAATTCTTCAATGAAGACGATCCTGACTTTGACCACTCTCTCGACCAAAAAATGGCCATTAATTGGGTAGAAAGCTGGGAGGTCGTACTGGCTGATGAAGAACACAAGTAAGTTCCAGAATGTAGTGATTGTCACTATTGTCGGTTGGCTTGTGTTGTTTGTCTTTCTGCCCAACCTGATGATCATTGGCACCAGCTTTTTGACCCGCGACGACGCCAGTTTTGTCAAAATGGTCTTTACGCTGGATAACTACACGCGTCTGCTCGATCCGCTCTATTTTGAAGTGCTATTGCACTCGCTGAATATGGCGCTGATCGCCACCCTCGCCTGCCTGGTGCTGGGCTACCCGTTTGCCTGGTTTCTGGCGAAGTTGCCACACAAGGTGCGTCCGCTGCTGCTGTTTCTGCTGATTGTTCCGTTCTGGACCAACTCATTAATTCGTATCTACGGGCTGAAAATTTTCCTCAGCACCAAAGGCTATCTCAACGAGTTTTTGCTCTGGCTGGGCGTTATCGACACACCAATCCGTATCATGTTCACGCCCAGTGCGGTGATTATCGGTCTGGTTTACATTCTGCTGCCGTTTATGGTGATGCCGCTGTACTCCAGTATCGAAAAACTGGATAAGCCGTTGCTTGAGGCGGCGCGCGATCTCGGTGCCAGCAAGTTACAGACTTTTATCCGTATCATTATTCCACTGACGATGCCGGGAATTATTGCCGGATGTCTGCTGGTGATGCTGCCAGCGATGGGCCTGTTCTATGTATCCGACCTGATGGGCGGTGCGAAAAACCTGCTGATCGGTAACGTCATCAAGGTCCAGTTCCTTAATATTCGTGACTGGCCGTTTGGTGCAGCTACCAGCATTACGCTGACTATCGTAATGGGCCTGATGTTGCTGGTTTACTGGCGCGCTTCTCGTTTGCTGAATAAGAAGGTGAGCGAATTAGATGATTAATCCTTTATATTCAATGCATTAAGTTTGTTTTTGAGTGGTTTTGCCGTTTAAGGTAACGACGTTATAGATCCTATCAAAATCAATCAATTCCATTCTGGTTTTGGAGAAAGATTTTTCGAGAGCTTCGGTCTTTAACTAAAACTGATTGCGTATAATCCCAATACCCCTCCCCGACTATCTGAATGGTCGGGGAGGCACTTCAAGCACAAAATATCATCCCTGCGCCGTTGATTACTCTGCAGGTGAAGTCGGCCACTCAATATCAGGTGCAGTTGATGTATCAACACGATTCAACAATACCCGATATTTATTCCATGCCTCCAGCAACGATCTTTCTTCCTCCGTTGCGATTTCCAGATCTACAGCATCCTGCAGTGGCGCAATATACTCACTGAATTCCTGGATGTAGAACTGTGTGGTGACGGTCTTCCAGCCATTCGACTCCTGCTGTATCGAAGCATACCAGGCTATTTCAATATCGCTATGCTGCGGCAGCATTTAACCCCTTGTAATTCATCGCCATAATTGATTTAATTCACAAATAAAACTATAATACGGTGAAACTAATGAAAAAAAACACAGATGATGGGGCTAAAATTTACACACCACTTACCCTAAAGCTTTATGACTGGTGGGTTTTGGGAGTATCAAATCGGCTTGCATGGGGATGTCCTACAAAGGAACACCTTCTTCCACACTTTCTGGAACATTTAGGTAACAACCATCTGGATATTGGCGTTGGAACTGGGTTTTACCTTACTCACGTACCTGAGAGCAGTCTGATATCTTTAATGGATTTGAACGAAGCTAGCCTGAACGCGGCATCGACAAGGGCTGGGGAATCAAAAATTAAACATAAAATTAGCCATGATGTTTTTGATCCTTATCCCGCGGCGTTACATGGTCAATTTGATTCCATTTCCATGTTTTACCTTCTTCACTGCCTGCCTGGAAATATATCTACAAAAAGCTGTGTAATACGCAATGCGGCGCAGGCCTTAACTGACGATGGAACTCTATACGGAGCCACAATTCTTGGTGACGGCGTTGTGCACAATAGCTTCGGTCAAAAACTGATGCGCATTTACAATCAGAAAGGCATCTTTTCAAACACAAAAGATTCCGAAGAAGGCTTAACACATATACTCTCAGAGCATTTCGAGAATGTTAAAACCAAGGTTCAAGGTACTGTAGTAATGTTTTCCGCTTCAGGGAAAAAATAGCATCCAACCGCAGCACGTTCTTGCTTAAGACGTGCTGCGGCATAATCCCAATGATTACTCCCTGACAGGGTTCGTAGGCCACTCAATATCAGGTGCAGTTGATGTATCAACACGGTTCAGCAACACCCGATACTTCTTCCAGGCTTCCAGCAACGGAGTTTCTTCCTCCGTTGCATATACAGCTCACCTTTTTTCACCCACGATTAACCAACAGCCAGACCAGCAGACACGCCACCACCGGCACAGCAAAATCCATCAGGCTTGCCACATCCCACGCGCGCGGATCAAAACCGCCCCACCACGGCATATTCATTCGCTTGCCATGCCCGAACATTTCAATCCAGCGATATTCTGCCTGGGTGTGTTCACGCGCAATGAAGAACGTACAACCAGCTATCGCCCCGTAAGCCCAGTTTCCGGTAAAAAGACCAGCCAGTACCTGCACCGCCACGGCACAAAGCGCATGAAGTATCGACGTGATATCCATCTGCTATCCTTAAAACCACTCCCTGAGCGGGCGCTCTGGTGTAACCACCCACTCACGGAACACGGAATCATCAAATCCATCGTCAAGAAGACGGATATTAACAAAGTACCCTTCGTTTCGCGTGTATTCTGGTTCTCCGTCATCAGAAACATCTGTCTCCCTGAACGTAAAACCAATCTCATCAACCAGAACGGCATTCTGCAGCTCTTCGTCCTCTTCCCAGTTAAGTTTCCTGAGAAATGCCCTGAAATCTGCTTTATCACTGAAACGCAACGTGAAATCTCTCACTCCACAACCTCCCCAAGCTGCGCATCTGTTAGCTCTTTATGCCAGAGACGAAAATTCCTCACATGCCCAAATAAATGGCGTAATCCTGCTGTAGTTTGTCCACCAATGCGAATGGTTGCTGTACTCCGGATATATTCCCATGTGGTTTTTGTTTCGCTGGATATACGCCCGTTACTTACTGCACATGTAGACTGATCTGACTTTACACGCATCCCCATAACCATTTTTTTCAACGATGCGTTTTCGTTAACACGCCTATTTGATCCACCAATATCGCAATAAGGAAATCCGTCTGGCCCATCTGCCGAAGATCCGAAGCCAAGAATAATAGCCGCTCCGGTTTGATGACCGCCGGTATCAAAAACACGTGGCGCTGCATTTGGCGTTTTATACCAGTTCTTATGTACCTCACAAAGAACCGTAAAAGGAAGATTATAAAGATTATTCTTAATCGGAACTGTAACCATATCGCTTGCGCGCGTCGCCGCCGTCGTTCCTGATATAATAAAAGATGATACACACGAACCATCCTCAACCTGAGGGGTGGCCAGATAAATATAGTCACCAGATTCAACGACACCACCTTTTTTTGGTGCGTATTGTATTGCAGAGGTTATGTAAGTTTCTTTACTTGCTTGAATCGTTGCCTCTGCAAAAATCCAGCCCGTAGCTTCATCTTTGTTAACTCGTGCGGTGAGCCTGTCGGCAGCTACACCGGTGATTTCAACCAATAAAGACCGCGTATTAACAATGGCATATCCAAGATTAGATGAAGCGCTGCCATCGAAGGCTTCAAACCTGATCCTTAACAGGAGTTCCAAATCCGTTTTAAATCTGCACGATGTCGTCACACACTTATTATCGCCTGATACATCGACAGCCCCCGAGGTTGAAACTACTGCCATATTAAGGGTTGTACTTTGCCCAATTAATGATTCATTACAAACAAACTTTCCATAAGTAAAACCAAAACTATCAGTTCCAACCTCAGCGACATTCATATTTGCAGATTTACCCCAAGAAGCTGGAGTTGCTGAATTCAACATGTAGTTGGTTCGCTGACCTTCAATCAATAAACCTTCTTTTTCAAATCGTGGCTCATTAATTTCCGCCGTTTTCAGTTCGCCAGATTTGTTGATATATGTTGCCGTTGATGCGCGACTGAAATTAACCTGTTTATCACTGGCAACCTGAACCACATTATCACCAATCTTCACTTTTTTATAACCCGGAGAATAGCCCGTAATCATATCCAGCGAATCATTAAAGGGTATCCACACATCCGGCAGCGGCTGTAAAACATATCTGTACGGCTCTGCTGTCTGGTTTGCGTATTCTCTGGCAGCATCTTCACTTGCTTTTGCTGCCGTCTGGCTTGCTGCCGATGCTTTCGCCGAGTTCGCCGCCGCTGTTTCGCTCACCTTTGCGTTGGCTTCACTGTCTTTGGCATTCGTCTCACTGGTTTTCGCTGCCGTCTGGCTGGATTTTGCGTTTTTTTCGCTGGCCTTTGTGGCTGTCTCGCTATTTTTCGCGCTGGTTTCTGATTTTTTGGCTGCTGTCGCGGAGTTTGCCGATGCAGTCTGCGAGGCCGCTGCCGCCTGTGCGCTGTTAGCTGCATTCGTTTCTGAGGTTTTCGCCGCGTTCTTCGATGATGCCGCTGCAGTTTCGGATTTCTTTGCTGCCGCTGCGCTCTGTGATGATGCTCCGGCATGACGTGCCACTTCATTCACCATCAGCTCAAAACGGCGCAGTGCCTCCGGACGAACATCATCCTCCGTCATGGCACCGAGAAAATCATTCAGCGTACCTGGTCTGGAACCTTCATAGACGGTAATGGTCCCGGCATGTGAAGGCGGAAAACCTTCAACCAGCAGGGTGACGCTGTACTGGCCATGCTCAACATCCATGCTGTAACGTCCGGCTTCATCCGGATTTTCAGAGGCCACCGTGTTCACCACCACCGTGCTGCTGGTTCGTCTGGCCTTCAGCACAATGGTGCAGTTCTGTACTGGTTTTCCTGTGCCATCTTTAAGCACGCCAGAAATTTTTACTGTCATACTTTTCCACCAATAAAAAAAGCCCGCAGCAGTGACGCCACGGGCTTCAGGACAGTGTAACTTTACGTTTCCTCAAACGCAGTTCACCCCATAAGGTGGATGAACCTGCGTATCATAACAATATTTACAGAAGATAAATCGGCGTCTGTTGTCAGAAACGGTATCCGATACCAACAATAAATGCATCCGTTCGCCAGTCGCCACTACCGGAACCTTCATAAGCAAGGTCAATGGTTACGGATTCGGTCGGGTTAAACTGCACGCCAGCCCCCCACGCCAGAGACGTGTTGCTGTGGCGACCGTCATCACTTCCGGTCAGCACATCGTGCGTTTTCCCCTTGTTGTCAGTTACGCGGAGATAATCCCCGGAGAAAGTCGACACACGGCTGTAAGCCACACCCACCATCGCATACGCGCTGAACCATTCATTCACGCGTACAGACGGCCCCGCCATCACGCTGAACCAGCGGTTACGCACGGAATCTTCATGCCAGCGGGTATCGCTGTAGTGCGTTTTTTGCTCATCCTCAGCATTGGCATAACTGAAGGACGTAATCAGCCCCAGCGCGTCCGTAAACTCATAACGGTATTTCACGTTAATCCCGTTCAGATTATCGCTGCCGGGAGCGTTCGTACGGGCATGAAGATACCCCGCGCTCAGTGTGGGCTGATGTTCAGACGCCCATGCAGGCGCACCGGATACGGACAGACAGATGGCTGCGGACAAAATGGCTGCACAAACTTTACGCAT